TTTCCATGTGGTCGCGCCACTGCTCGTCGAGCCCCGCCATCCACGGTTGGGGCTGGCCCACCAGGTAGGCTGCCTCTTCGTAATCCGCACTGTTGCGGTAATGACCGATGTTGACCTCAGCCATGTCGTACAACGGCGAATCGTCAATGCTGGTGTCGTTGTTCTCGCTGCCCAGAAACTGGAACGGGATCACTCGCCATGGCTGACCGAGACCATTCAGTGGTGTGAAGGGTGCAATGATCATTGCCGTCTCGCTAGCGCCCTCTTCCCACACCTCTTGCGTATAGACGCCAGCGGCATCCAGGCGTAGCACGCGGTATTGGACAACTTGGGCGCTACCAAAGCCGTCATCGGTGTCGACGTCGACTGTTTCGCGCAGCACGACCAAGCACAGCAAGTGCTGGCCGCCGACCTGACGCGTCTTCCAATTGATGATTGCCTCGGCCGGGTAACTGGCAACGTTTGCCCGAGCTCGACCTGCTTGTTCGTCCGCCTTGCTCACGGTGCCGGCCTGGACAGCCGCGTAGTCCACCAGCAGCCCGTGGCGGCCCACTTCGAGCAGGTGCCCGATAACCGATTGCGACTGCTGGTAGATGCTCACGCCCTGCCCGTCGATGTCCTTCGACACGTAATCGAGATCCCCCGGAACGGTCAGCGTTGGCCAAGTGCGGAACACCGCACCCACAAGACTGTGTTTCGTTCTGCCAGTGGCGTTGTAGAAGACAGCGCGCTTCTTGTACGCGTCGTAGCGGTCCTTGTTGTCCTGACTGGTGTCCGATGCGTTCGGCCGCGGCAGATATCGGTCACCAGCAGCTTTGATGGTTTCCGAACCTTTGCAGACGTCGCGCACCAAGCGCCAGCGGTACTGTGCCGCATCGTACTCGGGACGGGTAAAAGTGACGTCCGTCATCGGGCGACTCCCATTTTCATTGAGGTGACCGGCTTCACGATCGGGTACTCGCGGTGAATGAAGTAACCGCCGCCGTCGTTGGCGTGGTCGTTGCCCTGGCTCTTGTCTGGCTCGCCATTGGGCGCCCAGATTTGCTGCTCAAGGCCGTCTGCATAAGTCGGGCAGGTGAACGGATTGACCAGGTAACGCCGCTCGCCCTGCGCGTTGCAGAACATGGCGTTCATGGCGTTGATCCGGTCCTTCACCGGTGGGTTTGCCGCCGGCGCGATGACTGCGAAACCAGCCTGTTTGAGCATGGCCAAGTCTGTGACGCTGGCGTTGACCGACTTACGCGAATCACCAGAAGCGTCCGGGTAGATCCGGATTTCACAAGTCTTCTCGAAGTCATTGCCGTTGTGGCGCCAGTAGCGCTCTTTGATGCGGCGGATCATGTCCGGCGTATCGTAGCCATCCATCAGCTCATCCACAGCGCGCGGCAGGCCCTGGTCACGTTTGACATGGGTGATCGCCGCCATCTTGCCGACGTTGAAGTCCATACCGATGAACAGCGGCTCACCAGCCTGCACGGTGTCGAAGCACTGGTTCAGCTTGCGGTCGTACGCGTGGTAGATCGAGCCAGACGTCAGGTTGACGAACTGGCCATTAAGGTAAGCACGGATCAGCTGCTCGGGATACGACTCCATCAGCGATGGGATGTAGTCGTCCGGCAGGTTCAATTCGTTGTCGAAGGTGCTGGCTTGAACGAGGCCGTACATTTCCTTCAGCGCCGGCTTGTCGCGCAACTGCTTCACAAACTGTTGGAAGACGAACTTGAACCCTTCGGGGGTTGTGGTTACGTCCACGCCGTTCTTCAATCCCGGCAGGTTGTAACGCATCCGGGCAATGATCTTGCGCCAAGCCTGCTGCGCCTTGATCGACGTCAGCACGTCCAGTTCGTCCACCAGCGCGTGGCCAATCTTGAAGCCAACGATGGTCTGCGGCTTTTCCATCGACCGGCAAATCACAGTGCCGCGGTACTGCCTGCCGCTGTAAATGTGAACCTCATGGTTCGCCTGATTGATCTTGGTCTTCAGTCCCCAGTCATACGCCACCTCATCCATGGTCGGATAGAAGATGTCGCGGATCTGCGGGTAAGTCGGGGCGAAGTAGCCAGCGTTGACGCTGGGCCATTCCATGAAGTGTTTGCTCAGCGCGGAGCAGCCTACCCAGGTCTTCCCAGAGCCGAAGCCAGCAACGAATGCGCGGAACTTGTGGGGCAACAGAAGGAACTGCGACTGCGGAACGTTAAGGCTCGGCATCTGGCTTCCTCGCATCCACTACATCGACCTGGATACGGGTCGGGACTGCTGGCTCGTCGTCTGGCTCGTCTTTACGGTGCCGGTTGACATAGACGTCACCGACTTCCTTGGCGGCCTGCTCCAGCAACTGAGCAGTCAACGCCATGTTCTTCATGTTCTCGGCTTTCTCAGCCATGCGGCCAAGTGCGCGGAGTCGATACGCTCGGTTGGCGATCGGGATGTCAATCGTCTCTTCACGGAAGCGCTTGCGGGCAGCGTGGAATAGCTCAACCCACTTCGCGCCAAGCCCTTGTCCGGCAAACTTCGTAGGGTCGTGAGATTCGCACTGCTGCCGGCTCATCTCGATCCCGAATTCCTTCTTGACCGATTCAACCACCTGAGATGGCGTATCAAAGCAGGCCAGAGCCTGAACGATGAAGGCTTTGACCTCGCTTCGTAGTACTGCCATAGGGTTGTCATCCGTCAAAACCTGTCATTGGGTTCAGGCCGACTTGAGCAGACAGGTTCCGCAGGCCCTCGATATGTTCAGTGTCCCTATCTCGGCAGGCTTGTTTGCAGCGTCCACCAGCGCTTGAACGTCAGGGCTCGCACCATAACGACGAACTACACCGACGAACTCTTCGACGTCATGTCCGCGCATCTTCAGCTTGGGAATGCCTTCTTCGGTGAACGCTGGCTGTCCGTACTTATCGGTCGCCTGGGCGATGTGGTAGAGCTCATGCTCGACCAGAGCACAGAAGTCGGTGTCGGAGCACTGTGAGCAGTAGTCGGCAGCCAAAGTGATGATGAAAGCCGGCACCTCGCCAAACCAGTCGAACATCTGCTGTTCCATCCGGGCCTTCTGCCAACCGCCAGCACGGAACGCTACCTGCTCCGTTTGCCCGAGCACCGTTCGACCCTGCTTCTCGAAGTGGGACGATGCCCACATGAACTTCACGTCCGCATCGATCAGGTGCGCATGGTCTTCGTTGTGGATGCTGCCAGTGTCCGCCAGGATCTCGGCGGCCAGCCACTCCCACACCTCAGGCGCTGGGGTTAGCCGGATACCGAAGTCGGATTGCCCTGACAGTTCAAGGATTGAGGCAGGTGGCATTGGTCTATCCATGACGCACCTGGCACTTGAAATGGCGGCTGGTTGCCGGTATTGGTAACGATCAACTGAACGCAAGGAGATGCACAGTGACAGCCGAATACGAAGTGAAGAAAGTCCCGAAGGTTGTCGTTCAAGGAATTCGACCTGGGGAAGTAGTTCGCCCTATCCCTATGCAGCAACATTGGTTTGTAGTTGAGAACATCAGGACCGGACAGCGATTCGGTGAGCACGACGATGAAGCAGACGCGATCGCCGAATGCATGAAACGTAACGCCAAGGAATAACGCTGAGCCCTACTGCGAGTGAAGCATCAGGCGGCAGAATCGGGAGTCTTCACGGTCAGCGTCCTGATCTTGCCGCCAGTGCCGGTGTCTCGCTTGGCTGCCATCTCGATGGCTTGGTATGCAGTCGCCCCCATATCGAATGCGGTGTAGGCGTGATCCGCACCACTACCAATCGCGTATGGCCTGTCGAGCACCACGGGGCTTTTCCATACCTTGCCGTCGGTATACCCGATCAGCGTCAGGTTGCCCTCATGCAGGACAATGGCGTTCGCCTCACACTCCCCGACAATCTCTTCGCCGAACCAGGCGCCGATCAGTTCGTTGATCTCACCAGTGGCGCCAGTACCGAAGAAGGCTACCCCATCACGCTCGCGCATTTTGTCGAAGTCATCGTAAATGATGGTCCCACCGCGAGAGACTCGGCCGTCATAGGCGATGATGCCGTCTTTGTAGGCAATGGTCGTCATGGGTTCGCCTCATCAGTTGGCTCGATCTCGCGGTACCGGGTTGCCTTGCGCGCTTGGGCCTCGAGCTTGTCGGTGTCGACTTCGAGGCCGGCCAGATAAGCGAAGGTGTTGACCGCCACCACGTAGAACCGGAACCACCACGGGTGATAGGCCTTCAGTCGTCTGGCCATATCAGTCACCATGGATGTAGAGAGTGGCGCCCGCACGAAGCCAGGCACCCTTTGGTTTAATCGGGGACTCTGCAGATATGCCCGCGCCGGGCGATCGCATACAGGATCACGGCGGCATGCATTGTCATCGTGAACGGGCTAACCGGGTGGCCTTTGATGTTGAAGATAAAGCTGCCGAACGCGGCGATGGCAACCAGGTAGAACGAGATGCTCAGCAGCGGCTCATCAATCGGGCGCACGCGGCGCAGGTACTCGGCAGCGGCAATCACCACCAACACACAGAGGAAGGCGTCGACAACTTGAAGGATGATGGGCATTACGCACCCCCTGTAGCGCCGAACTTTCCTGCCAGAGCTCTCAAGCCCGGAATGATGTTCATGGCCAGCAGGCCGATCAGGAAGGCAACGCCGTATTGAGTTTCACCACCGGGCTCAAGCTTAAAGAATCCAACTGCCAGAGGTGTGCAGAAGATCGCTGAGCTGAACCCGGTGAAGAATGCCCAGGCCGCCTGCTTGCGGGTCAGGCCTTGCAGGAACGTCAGCGAAAGGATCGCCCCAGCGAAGCCGGCGATGATGATGCCGTACTTGGCGAGCAAGACGCCGGCGGCAGTGGTGCTCGCGGGTTCGGCCATGGCGCTACTCCAAAATAAATACTACAAATGTGTTGTGTTACTACAGAAATGTTGTAGAATGAACTCATCCAAACAACGAGGCGAGGTGATGAAGTTCAGCGAGTTCAGACGATGGTTGAAGGCCCAAGGGGTGACCTTCGAAGCAGGCAAAGGAAGCCACTTCAAGATCACCGCCCCAAACGGCAACAAGACCACCTTCGCGGATCACGGTAGTAAGGAAATGCCAGAACCGACCCGCAAGGCGATCATTAAACAACTGGGGCTCTGAGAGCCCCCTTCACCACATCTGAACGCTGGACCATCACCTGCGAGGAGTGACCATGTACGACTATGCAATCCGATTTGAAGAAGATGATGGACCAGGTGTCGCCGTCTTCTGCCGGGATCTGCCAGAACTGAACAGCTATGGCGATGATCGAGAGCACGCAATCAGCGAATCCATGGACGCGATCGAGAGCACCCTTTCCCTCTACGTCGATATGCGCCGCACCATTCCAGCGGCATCTGCGCCGGAACCTGGCGAGCATGTCGTTCATCTGCCAGCGATAACCGTGGCGAAGATCGCGCTATGGAACACGATGATGGAGCGGGATATGCGCAAAGCTGATTTGTGCCGGCTGCTCGGTGTGCATCAGGCTCAGGGTGATAGGCTGGTCGACTTCCTGCACACATCGAAAATGGAACAACTTGAGAACGCTTTGGTCGCTCTCGGTAAACGACTTTCGGTGTCTGTCGAGGCGGCCTGAATAGATGCGCGCGTCTTTCCGCGCTGTCCGCCAAAGACGTTCCCAGCGTCGACGCCCCATTGCATCGATCTCGCTGGTCCGGTCTCACGCCACCCTGCAAGCATGTGAGTTCAGGGTACGCGGGCTGCCGGTGTTTTTCAGAAGCACTGCACTTGCCGGCTTATCAGTGTCCAGGCCTTCCCGAGGGCTGTCCTGGCTACAGGCGAATTCAAAAGGCTGGTGAGATATCGAAGTAGTAGTCCTTCCCTTCTTCGAAATACTCGGCGCGATCAGCAACCACGTTCACGACGTATTCGCCGTACGGGGTGTACTTGCCGTAGATCGCGTCCTCTTCGGCCGGATTGGCTGACCACACAGCGCCAAAGTGCAGGCGGGTCAGCGATTCCGATGAGCCCTGAACAGGCCCCTTGGTGCGAAGAGTCATTTTGCAGCGGGTGATGTGAGACATCGGTAAATCCTCTTGTGTCGATTGAGCAGGAGGGTCTTTCCGGTCTTTCGCCTGCATTTGGGCATAAAAAAACCCCGCACAGTGGCGAGGCTCTTTTCAGTGTCAATCCCTAACGCGCAAGATCGACAGGATGGGTAAATAATCTCTCACTTTCTCACTCAATGCAATGGCTATTTGCTACGCCGCGCAGCTTTCGATCAAGCCCTCCGCGTCCAGCAGCTCCTGAGCAGCAGAAAGCGCCTCATTCACTTGGTCATCAAGTGCCTTGCGGATCGACGACCGCCATCGGTAACGAGTCGATTCCGGCTTGCCGTCGTTATCCCAGTTGTCGATGTTGTACCAAGCGGCCGGCAGTACAGCAGTCGAGCGCTTCAGGGTTTGCTTGCGATCTACCGTGTCATCCATGCCGCGAAGCCCTTTCTCATTAAACGAGTCCACCAGGGCCTTGTTCTTGGCAATAGCTTCGGCTTCCCGACTCACAACCTCGATAGCTGCCGGCTCATGCTTCCCGCCCACCTGAGGGATTGCCCAGGTCAAGATGGCACATTCCCGGAACCGTTGCGGTGCTGGCGATTTCACAGAGCTCAGCAGTTCCAATATGGCGCCGTGCTTGCGCTCTTCGTGGGTGGAGTACTTGGCGACAAGCACCCGCCAGTGCGCCGGGGTGAGTGTTTTGTGCAGCCGGCCGAACACCCAGCAATCCTGGAGCAGCGCAGCCTCCTTGCCGACGATCTCCCCCTTCTGTTTCGCGCACTGGACCTTCGGCTCGAAGTCGCAACCACCAGCAGAGGTAATGGTTTCGGCGGCAAGCGCCCGAACTACTGCGGATACCACATTGCGATAGGTCATGCTGCTCTCCCCTTCAGCTCTCTTGTCTTTGCCCAGTACTCGGCCTTGATGGTTTTGATTTCTTCGACGGTGTACTTGCGGGACTGATGGGGCCCCTCCAGCCATGCCACCTGCTCGGCACCGATGCGTTGCACCAGACGAATGCGATACTCGACCGCGTTACCGGACAGGTTCCGATTGCACTTCACGCATTGACGATGGATGTTCAGCGGTTCGAAACGCAGCTCAGGGCAGGCACCCACGGAGCGGTAATGCCCGGCGTCCCAGCGACTGCCGGTGATCAGGTCGTGATCGCTCGGGCTTGAGTCGCAGCTGATGCACGGTAGGTGCGCGTCCCTCAGGCGCACGTATTCGTTGACCGCGGCCTGGGCCTCGCGCAGGTGATCTGCCCGCCCCTTGAGTTTCTCCTTGCGAACCTTGATCTCTTGGCGCTCGATCTGTGCCAGCGACTGGCGAGCCTTCTCCTGGTTCACGTCCTTGATGGCCAGTCCGCATTTGGGGCTGCACACCTTCTGACCCAGGCGCTGCGGCGGAAAGCTGACCCCACATGCCGGGTTCTTGCATTTCTTCAGTTTGGGCGCCTTCGTGTCCTTGATGGCTATGCGCATGATTCAGCCTCCCAATCCCAGCTCAATTTCGGATCAATTGGCGGAAAGGCCTGAAGGGTATGCAGGTTCAGCAGGGTGAAGTGACCATCCATCCATCCGCCCGTGTCGATGTGGTAGACGTTGCCGAGAACTGCTGCTTGGCGCACTGGTGTATGACCGACCACCACTGCTCTGACACCGCTGACAACTTGAGAGCCCCCTTCAGAGATCCGCTTCCTCGACCATTGGGCTATCGCTGCAACGTGACCTGCCTCCACGGGGCTTCCCTGCTCGACGGCCCATATGAATTCATTCCAGTGGTCATATGGGCAGTCGGCATGGACGATCCCGATAAGGCCCGCCGGCGTCCACACTTCGATCGCCAGCGGCAAGTCGGCCAACAGCTCGAAATAGCCAGCCTGCTCAACGGACGAGCACGCATAGAGCCAGGAACCACCGTTGATGAGGTGCATCCCCTTCATGTGGCCATCAGGGTCTGCCCGGTAGGCATCTACGGCCATCTGCTCATGATTTCCGCGCACGGCGTGAAACCATGGTTTGGCCAGCCATGAGTCGACCTGCTCTGACTCCGGCCCGCGATCCACTAAGTCACCGACACTGAAAAGCCGATCAACATCAGGATTGAACTGAACTGCATCCAGGGCAGTTTGCAACCTGGAGAACCAACCGTGGATATCACCAACCGCAAAGTCACGGCCAATTTCATTGATTTTGAAGCGATCAATCCGATTCATGCCGCCACCTCGCCAAGCAGGTCCGCGAACACCACGCCGCGAGCAGTGAAGTCAGCCACGATGCGATCCGTGTATGCGACACCTTGGGCGCGATTGAATAAGCGAGTCACCGGGAACCCGTCCGGGCCGAACAGTGCGCACCCGCCCATCAAATCTAGTTTCTGCCCATAACTCAGATGACGCATAGTGCAATACCAGCCTTCACGGAAGTTGGCATCCTCGTTCAACAGTATCTGCACGCCGAAGTGCAGTTTGCAGTACCGACGGGCATCCTCGACGTCGCCGATCTGGGTCATCTCGGCGATGCGCTGGTACATGGCGAACCACAGGGCGTTCTGGTCGAGGGTGCGGTCCTTGCCCGGACGCAGAGACACCACGACGAACTTCTTGTCGCGGAACATGGCGCTGAGCTTGGTGATGGCCTCCGAGAGCTTGGCCTGACAGTTGACGCTGATTTTGTCGGTCATTGAGCCGCCCTCTTCGCTTCCAGTTGCTCGGCCTGCTGAATCAGCAGGGCCCGGCGATCCGCCAATTCGTTTGCAGCTTCAATTCGCATTTCGTCCTTCCTTTCGGCAGTCGCAGCCCGCATATCCAACATCGAGGACTTCACGGCTTCGAGCTTTGCGCGAAGTTTTGGCGAAGGCCGCGAAACCTCACCGGTGAGCAGCGCTACTACGGCCCGGCCGTCTTCGGTGACCGGCGCAACGCTCAGGTCGGCCAGGTACTTTTGTACGTGGTCCTGCGGAATGCGCTGCATCTGCACGGCCTTGGTGATCGCCTGGGCGCGACGGTTCGCATCGAAGCCCACGGAAACGTGCCAGTTGACCTGCTTGTTGTCCTCCCGCGCCTGAGCCACAAGACGCTCGTAGGCGCTGATGAACGCCATCCGGGCTCCAACCTTGTCGCCAGCATCAAGGACAGGTTTTGCGGCGGCCAGAGCAAGCTGGATTTCGTCGGTCAGAACTACGGTCTCGAATTCATCGTTTGTGGTCATCGCGATTGCCCAGGCTTCATCCTTGCCCGGGCGACCATCGGCAGCCTGAACACGCTGCAGGATGTCCGCCATGGTCAGCTTGCCCTTCACTTCGAAGCGGCAGGCCTTCAGCGCAGCGCGGATGTCCGACACGGGATAGGCGCACAAGTCCTCAGCCATGATCGCCGCTGTACCAGGGTTCATCTCCTGCCCCATAGCCTCGGCCGTGGCAATGATGGCAGAGGCCAGCCCGGCGACTTGGGCGTCGTTCATTTCAGAGGTATTCATTGCGCTCTCCCGCCTGGCGCTTGGCCAGGACCATTTGCGCGGCCTGCTCTGCTGCGGAGAGGTTCGCCTCAGTGCGCTCCATCTGCCGGGCGGTTGTCCCGTTGATGCGCTGACCAGTCACCCACTGGGTGTGGTAGCTCTCGGCGTTGGCCAGCAGCTCGTTGAGGCTGTGGCACTTGCGCAGGACAGCGGCGTCGCTGGTTTTCAAGAAGTGGGCTGCGACGTGGTGGGCGACATCGACACCGAGGCGGTCGACGAGTTGTCCGAGCTGGCCACCGACCTTGGCGTTCCACACCGGCCAGGTGCTGTAGCGTTTGCGGTAGGCCATGGCGTAGTTCGCCCAGACCTTGAAGGTTTTGCAGGACTGGTCCTTGGGGCCTGGCATGTCGGCGGGAATCTCGACCCGTGGAGCATTAGTGCGATCAACCACAAGCACCAAGTTGCGGGCCGGCTTGTCCGGACCGTCCTGCAAGTCCTGACTGGTATCCTGATTAGTACCCTGATGATTGGTATCCTGATTTGTCGGAGATTTTTCCGACCCTTGCTCGGATTTTTCTCCGACCTTGCTCGGATTTTTTTCCGAGGTAGATCGGATTTTTTTCCGACCTTTGTTCTGTGGCGGGGTCGGATATTTTTCCGACCCATCAAGCTTCTGGTTCCACTCGACCGCCTTCTCGGTCAGGCGAAACAGAGTGATGTTCGAGGTGCTGGAAAGCTCAATCAAACCGGCCTCTTCCAGGGCCTTCAGCATGCGGTAAGCGGTATCTGGCTTGTCGGTGAGCAGCGGCAGTTCCTCAATAATCTTGGCCTTGCTCAGCGCGAAGAAGATCCCGTCATCAGTTTTGATTGGCTTGGTCCAGCTCGGGCATCCGTAGACGAAGGCGAACAACAGGGCCTGCTGAGAGTTCAGCCCCCACTCCAACGCCTTCACCTGATTGATGGTGACGGTATATTGCATGTCAGGTATTCCTGACCAGATAAGAAAGCGCAGAGGTACGCGACACGTTTTCAGAACTCACAAAACGTGTCGTGACATCATTCGAGGTATTGCTTGAATTGGGTTGGCTCTGCATAATCGGCCTCATCAAGTGGTAGCGAATTAGCCGGGGCGCAATCCCGGCTTTTTTGTGCCTGGGATTCAGGCGATGGATTTCAAATTCGGGCGATGCTTCACAAGCAGTGCTTCCGCCTTCCGGCCCAACTCCCCTGCCCGCGCCTCAACCTGACGGCACTGCTTAGCGAAAGCCGGCAAATGCGGAAGATCCTCTTCGCACATCACCTGGTCGTCGAACACTTCGCTGCCGGTGTCGATCACATCTCCCAGAGCGCGGATCAGTGCACCGAAGCTTTTGTTCGCGCACTGCCCACTCAGCATCTGGCGGGCACCGATCAGCCCGTAACGGCCGGCCAGTTCGTTAATGCAGTGATCGCGGAACTCCGGCTCCAACGCACTCACCCACGACTCTTCCAGCCACGACGGCATGTCTTGCTCGCCCGACAACCAACGTTGAACCCGCTTGAGCCAGCGACCGGTCGCCTTGACGAACTCGCTTACGTCGTTCTGAGCGGTGAGCGCAGCGAAGTCCGGTACCTCTTTGGCTGTCGCTTTCTCGGGGCACGACAAATGCAACTCGCGACTCAGCGCTTGGGCGAAGTCGTCCTGACTCAGGCTGGTGCGAGCGATCTGGTTTGCGGCGTGTGCGACCAGCACTTGGTCACGAGTTTGCGCGCTGTGTCTTGGACTGGACGTTTCCATGGGGCTGTCTCGCTCGTAGTCTGGGTACATTGAAAATCTGCTCAGATCAGGGATCGCACCCATGACCAATCAATCCGAATTACAAGGCGAGATAGCCGCCCTTTGCTGTTTGGTGGTTGCCTTGGCTTCCACCCTCCCCTTGTCGTCTCAACTCCGGCTTTGGCCTGCGTTTGAGCGGATTGCCGGCCCTTTGCGTGATCGACTTGGCGGTGATGAGCTGCGCGGGTTTGAGCGCGCAACCGTCTCGCTTGCCTCGAAGCGGAAAGTGATTGGCTAGGCGGCAGATTTCTGCGATGGGAACGGACGTTGCTCTTTTGCCTGAAAGCTCCCATCTGGAAGTTCAAGCACTCGGATGTCTCGTTTCGCAATTAGGGCTTTGTGAATGGCTGGCGCGGTAACCCGGAGTAGCCGCGCGGCTTCGGACTGCCCTTTGTCAGCCACGAACTTGTCGAGGGAGGTCTCATTCATGGTCGTGCCTCTGTCGTAGATGAGGCAAATATTAACCATCTGTTAATTTTTAATCAATACCGATGGTTTCTTCTATTTTTTAACCATTGGTTTACATTCGCGCGATGACGAAAAAACGAATCCTCCCTCCTGACCGAATGGCTGAATGCGAAGCGGCACATGCTTTGTTCCTCTCCAAAAAGAACGAGCTGAAGCTAAGTCAGAAGAAAATCGCTGACGCGGCCGGCATGACGCCTGCGGCGGTGAACCTCTACTTCAAGGGCATTAATCCATTAAATGCTCAATTCGCAGCCGTTCTGGCTCGCATGATTCAAGAGCCGGTTGAGGCGTTCAGTCCTCGCCTGGCAGAAGAGATACGCAATCTCGTCGGGGTTCCACCCCCTAAAGCTGAGGCAGGCGAGTCAAGCGCGAATCCGGGAGCGTCAGCGGCCGAAATCGTCAGAGAGATGCTTAGTCGTAGCGGAAAAAACCTTTCAGCGGATGCCCGTAGACGGTTACTAGCGGTCGCTGAGGCAGATGATGGCGGTGGCGCCATTGAGATCGACTACTACCGCCCCGGAGTCGTGGGTGACGAGGTGTGGATCGCGCACTATGACGTCCGCGCCGCTATGGGTGGCGGACAAATACCGCACGACTACCCGGAATTGCTCCAGGACGTGAGAGTAAGCCCTCAGCACCTGCGCGAGATGGGCGTCGAGTTCAAGGAGCACTTCCATCTCAAGATGGTGACCGGCTGGGGTCAGTCGATGGCGCCAACGATCAAGCATCGCGACCCGCTGCTCGTCGACATCAGCATTCGGGAATTCATGGGGGACGGGATTTACATGTTCTCTTGGGAAGGTCACCTCTACATCAAGCGCCTTCAGTGGATCGGTGATGGTCAGATCAAGATGATTTCCGATAACGACAAGCATCCCCCGCAAACGATCAGGGCTGACGAGACCTACATCCAGGCTCGCGTGTTGTTGGTGTGGAACGCGCATCTGGTGTAGCTGGCACCAAGGCCAGGTGATCAGGCTTGAGGGTTGATGGCATGGCGCACTCACTTCGATACCAGATAGGCGAATCCGTCCGTACCATCGAGGTCGAGGTTGGGAAACTGCTCGATTTGGCAGCAACGCTAAAAGAAGCTGGGAATGGGGAGTTGGCTTGGGCTGTTTCAATGCAGGCGAACAAGCTTATTGAGGCAGCGGTAGCGTTGAGAATCGCGATGGCAGGCTGAAGCGCAGGGTGTGGCTGCGATTTACAAGGAGTAATAATGGGACTCAACAAGCCAGAGCAAGACCTAAAACGCGACCTCCAGAGTATCGCCTCTGATCTTAAATGGTCGGCAGTGGAGCTAAAGCGTATCGCTGAGCGGCTGACTCTCGCCGGCAATGAGATCGATGCCCAGGCGATCCATCACCTGATCACTATTTTTAAAGCTGACGAAGCAAGACTTAATGCCCGGGCGGCAGAGATCTCTGCCCAAGCTTCTGAGCCAATAGCCTGAGGTCAACATGGCCCTCACCAAACCCAATCAAGAACTGCGCCGCAACCTGAAAGCCGCCGCATTTTCCCTCGAAGAGGCCGCCCTGGAAATGTTCAGGCTGGCTAAACAACGCGGGGATACAGAGCTTCTGGAGGCCATGGAGACGATTGAAAAGCTCCATGAGCAAGCTGATCGACTGACCGCCTACGCTGATGAGGTGAAGGCGGGAAGGATTGTCCGGAAGGCTGAATAGCCGTGCGTTCTGGCGGGCGTATTCGCGCTAGATCCTGAAATACAAGCAATGCCCTGCAAACGGTTACTCAATGAAGAAGAAGCTGACGGACAGTAAAGCAGCAGTGACTGCT